CAAAAGCGGAGCCGAAATATTTGTCGTTTACCGATTTTGCGGAGTTTCACGGCGTCCCGGTTGACAGGATTAAGCACCTTGCCAACCGCAAAGACTGGGGTGATGACGAAACCGAAGTGAAGTATTTTTATAATCTGACGAAAAACATTTTTGAAAACCGTCTTAAAAATGGGAGCCTGAACCAGCGGCTTAACGCATTTGTGGCAATGCGAATCTTACAGAATAATTACGGGTTTGTAGAAAAGAAAGCTGTCGAGATGTCCGGCGGTTTGGCACTCGGAAAAATAGCGCAGGAGGCAGAACTTGCGGAAGAGACAGGAAACGAAAATAATCAGTGAAGATGTCGCTGCAATGATTCGGTTTCGCAGGTCGCCACTTAAATTCATATGGGTGATGTGGAAACTGAAACCACAGCCCATAAAAGAAGCATTCGCAGAAAAAGTAGGCATGCTTCTTCGTGAACAGCGGTATAATGAAATAGAAGCACGGTTTTTTGAAAAATTTGTGAAGGGGCGGCACCTGACATGGCAACAATTTGTTTTTTTTAAGGCCATTGAAGCTGCTATTTCCGGGAAGGGCCAAAATAGAATTACAATACGCAGCGGGCACGGTATAGGAAAATCCAGCAGCTTGGCTATGTTGATCATCTGGTTTTTGTTTTGTCATTACAATGCGCAGTCGCCGTGCACTGCTCCGACCTCGCAACAGATACATGACATACTCTGGAAAGAGCTGAAAGTATGGCTTATGAAGCTCCCGGAAGATGTGCAGAACTGTTTTGACTATCAGTCGGCGCATCTGCGCATGAAAGATACGCCGTCAACATGGTTCGCGCGGGCAAGCACGGCATCCAAAGAAAACCCTGAGGCACTCGCGGGAGTTCATGGTGATTATATACTATCTGTCGCTGACGAGGCTTCCGGTATTGCGGACGAAATTTTTAATACGGCGGAAGGTTCTTTGACAGGGAAAAATTATTTATATGTGCTGATTGGAAACCCAACTCGGCTATCAGGCTTTTTTTACGATACCCACACCATGCTGGATTTAGCGGTAGATTGGTGCCGGTTACACTTTAATTCCGAAGATAGTCCGATAGTTTCTCCTGATTTTATCGACAAGATACGGCGGAAACACGGACTTGACTCTGACGAATACGACATTAGGGTTAGAGGTGAGTTCCCGCGTGCCGAGATGGTTGACGATCAGGGCTACTCGCCGCTTTTGAATGAGAGTGATTTACATTTTTATCCGCGCTCTAAAAATGTTGAGCTTGTGCAGCCGATATATATGGGCGTTGACCCTTCCGGCGAGGGGAGCAATTACACATCGATTTTTTTGCGCGATAAGTATTTTGGGTTTATTGCTTTTAGGGCTGCCATTTCAAATCCTATGAATATAGCACATACGATTGTGCAGATTGCTGCAAACTACAATGTGCAGCCGGAAAATATTTTTGTTGATATTTTTGGCGAAGGTGCGCGGGTGGTGCAATGTTTGCCAAACGATTTTTATGTTAATGGCATCTTGCCGCAGCTGAAGCCGGACACGGAAGAGGACGCAAAGTTTTTCTTAAATTTACGCTCAATGGGGTATTGGAATTTGAAAAACGCACTTCGCAGCGGGTTTTCACTTGCAGACCAAAAGAACTGGAAAACGCAATTATTAGCGCAAAAATATCGGCGTATGTTAGGATCTGGCAAAATTCAGCTAAAGCCAAAAAGGGAATTAAAGATTGAGTCGCCGGACGATGCAGACGCAGCCTCATTGACATTTATGAATACGCTTGAACTCGCTAATATGAAAGAAATTGAAATGAAATATAAGCGGGATATAGAACTTATTGAAAGGGGGAGCACTGGACAATAATGGAAAATTTTATTGAAGGCAAAATTAACGAAAAAGAAACATTTAGGATTACAGGGTATCGGGTTTTAGTTAGACCCGAAAAGGTCGCAGATTTTTATGGTCAAACACGGCTTATAGTTCCGGACACATATAAAAGATGGGCTACAAAAGGCACTATTATCGGGATTGGCGAAGCGGTTGACCGGAATCTTTGTTTGTTTAAAATTGGGGACAATGTTTTTTACGGGACAGGGCTTAAAGGTGTTGATATTAGCATTGACGGAGAACAGGCTAAAATATTATCGCCAGATGACATAGAGGCAATCATAAGATGACATCTAAAATTTCTCTTACAGAAATGCAGCAAGAAGAAATTTGCAATTACCTTGCCGGAGTATTGGGCAGGGATGCTTCCAATAGGGATAGTTTTGCAGACCAAATCGCAGAAAACTGGGAGCGACATTTTGGCACATATTCTTGTAAGAAAGATAAAAATGCTCCGTTTAAGGGGTCTGCCGACATCCAGACCGGTGTTATACAATATTCCGATAGTGCCATAGAAGCAAAATTTAATGCGGCTCTTGATGAACTGAACCTTATTGAGTGCCGAGCCAATAGCGAACGGGCCAGAGAAGCGGCAGAAATAATCCAGAATTACTTTAACCATTATTGGCGGAAAAAAACCAATGTTGATGTTGTCTTAATGAATGGATTCCAATACATAGTTGTTGAGGGGACAGTTGTTTTTAAAATCAGACCGGTCGGGACAGTAAAGAACAAAATAAAGAAATATTCAAAACTTGATAAAATTGTCGGCGGTGCTAAAAAAATTCTTTATAAAATGACCGGCGGATATTTAGACTTGCGCGAAATAGAACAAATAGATGTTATCGGTGCGATATGGGAAAATGTTCCGCTCGCAAACATAGGTTTTGAAAACGACAAAGATAATATACAGAAAAGCTATTTTACCTATGAAAAAATACAAAAGAATTATACAGAGCTAAAAGAACTTGAAGCAAATAATGGATGGTTCAACATTGGCAAACTAAAAGATGAAGCCGCAGAAAAGCAGAGCATGGAAATTGATATTGAAACCGAAGTAGAAGAAACAAAAAGAGATTATCAGGGCTTTGCTGAAACAAGCTCTTTTGATTTTGAAATGTATGAAATTTATATTAAATATTGGTTTAAGGATAAAGAATTTGAAAATAATGACTGGTATTTTATTTATAACAAGGAAAAAAACTGCTTGCACTATTACAGCGCGAACGAGTTCTTTGACCGCAGGAAGCCATACACAACAGCGCCGTTATATCGTATAGCAGGAAAAATCGCCGGACAATCTTTGCCGCAACGGCTTGCATCGTTAAATGATGAGTTAGACACATTGCAAAACCAGATTATTGATAACACAACGCTAAACAACACAATGAATGGTTTTTATATCCCGATAGCAGGGTTTAATCCTGATAATTTTACGATGACACCCGGAAAATTCAGACCAGTCAATGTTAAAACCGCTGCCGATATTAACAACATACTAAAAATAATTGAATTGGGGAATAAGCAGCTTGACTTGTCGTATCAACAAAACTTTATACTGTCATTGCTTGAACGCAAAGCGTTGGTATCTGATTATACATTGGGGCGCGAGAGTAGTATAAATAAAAATGCAACGGCAACAGGAACGGCAATGATTCTTGGCGAATTTCAACAGGTAATCAACCCTATAATCAAGAATTTTCAAGCAGCCGTGCGGGATGCTATTTACCAAACCGCGCAATGTTTGTATTCTTATATGCCGAGTGAAGGCATCAGGTTTTATAAAGATAACAAAGAAATGATTTTAAAACGGGAGCATTTAGAATATCTGGAAGAGATAGATATATTTGTTTTAAAAAACGCTGTTTCCATAATACTTGAAAAAGAAAAACAGACTGCTATTGCGCTTTTTAATATGTTTGGAGCAGACGAGAGCGGAGAGATAAACAAATTTGAGCTTAAAAAATATATTATTGAAACACTTGATCCGGATTTAAAAAGTAGGCTACTTCGGGAGCCCGAAGAAATACAGTTTTTGAGGCAATTAAAAGAGCGAGAGCAGCAACTTGCAGAATACGAGCAGGCTCTTGCCGCAGAAGCGCAGGAATTACAAAAAGAAAGAGATGAGGTTTTATATACAAAAACTAATCAAGAAATAGAAAAATTCAGGTCAAAAGTTATTGCAGAAAATCCAGACATAGAAGAAGAAACGCTTGCTAAAATGGTTGAAGAATTTAAAGAAAAATATGTTGAAAGTCAGGTGGCGGCAGAGGAATCAAGATGACCGAATTAGAAAAAGAAAAATTAAATGCAAAATATAAACTAACGAGGTCGCCGGTTTTTTTAGAAATCATAAAGGATATTGACGGATTGATTAAAGATGTTACGAAATCCATAACAGCCAATGTGCCAAACGCAGACAAGTCAATATCTGAAGTCGCCGCAGAAGATATGCACAACAAGGGATTTATAAGAGGTCTCAACGAACTTAGAAACTTGAATTTCAGATATAAAACAGAGATTGAGATGGAAAAACGGCTTGAAGAAGAAGCTGAATAAAAAAACACGGAGGGTTTATGGTATTAACAAATCAACCCGAAGAGAATGCCGCTGTTGAAACTAACAGCAACGCTGAAAATTCGGACGATATTGTTCAAAACAATGGAATAATGCTGGAAGAAGAAGAGCCGGAAGAAAAGAACTTGTCAGAAGAGGGAACCACTGCT